CAAAACCTTCAACCTACACTTCTTCTTGAACGAGCAATGTAAGGATGCCATGAATATTAGCGATTTTGCCAATTCGTTTGAATTGCAACTGTCGGATTTAGAAAGTGTCGGTGAACTCGGCTACGTCGAAGGGATTACCAAAATCATGGTTGATAAATTAAACAGCATGGATATTTATAAGCGCCCGATTCATTGTAGTGACGCAAAGCGTGAAATTTTATACGTCAAAGATGATAACAAATGGGCCAAAGAAGAAAGAAATAATCCCAAATTGCGCTACGCTATTAAAACTATCTCCTTTCGCAATATGAAACTAGCCGCGTTGTGGAGTGACACTTATCCCGAAAGTCAAAACGGCGAATCGCATCTCAGTGATACGTATCTAAAAATAATTAAAGAATCCACCGGCGGAAATGGAGAACTCTCGTTTAGTGAGGATAAAATCATCCGCCGGATTGCCAAGGAAATTCTCATTGATAAAAATTAAAAGACATTTTTACATATATTTATAAATATTTATAAATATTTATAAATATATATAAAAATATAAAAAATATAAATATATAACCCTTATTATAACAGCGCGGCATTTGAGAGCGCGTCCGCCCGCTTATTATCCTTACGGTACACGTGTTTAAACTCGATTATATTGAATTCTTTCGCGAATTGGGATGCCTCCGCAAATAGTCCGGCTATATTTGGCGAATTTACTTTATATTCTCTCTTCATTTGTCTAATAACTAATAAACTATCGCCCTTAATTATTAGATGTTTAATCTTTTGTTTAACTGCTTCTTCCAAGCCAATAATAAGACCCATATACTCGGCATAGTTATTTGTTTGTTTGTGCCCGACAAATTGCGCTTTACTCCATATTTCTATATCATTTTTATATAGCACCGCACCCGCCCCCGCTTTCCCTGGATTACCTTTACTACACCCGTCAAAGAATAAGGTATATGTACTCACTTCATCGGACATGCTAATTAATATAAGTAATACTGTTTAATACTTTTTAACTATATAATCAATCAATTTTCTTATTTATAGTTTCAGTCACGGTCTCTAGTGGTATCTTGACTTTTTCTTTTTCTTTTTCTTTTTCTTTTTCTCTGATATCATTGGAAACTTGGGTTACTACATTTCTTTTAACATTTTGTCGTTGTAGAAACCTCATGATTAGTTGCGGTAAAATAGCCACATTATTCATATAGGTCCGGTATTTAAAACTACATACACAAGCTGTCGACGTCAATTCCATACTATACCACCAATAGGCAGGAATAAATAACATCTGTCCTTTTGTCAGGGTTACTTCTAAACATTTAATTTTATCAAAATCGGGTTTATATTTCTCTTGTACTTGCCAAGGATTGATGGGAGAGCGAAATTCAAAGTTTTCATAATCGGTGATGGTATATAAATATCGCGTACTTTTGGGCGGCGCCAATTTTATTCTCACCTCGCCTTCGGTCACAAAAAAATAGTTGCGATAATTTAGTTCATAGCGAAAGGGTGTTTTACACTTATCCGACGCATATATAAGGTCATACGTGCACCCCGACACCATCGGCGGTCGCAAAAATTCGTCATTATACGCAAAACACTTGATTAGTCCGGTTTCTTCTAAAAAATCACTATTATTTTCACTGATATATTTATTATTTGTATCTTCTTTTAAGACTTTTATAGCACTGGCGAAAGGTAAAGGGATATACATTTCACTATCATCACTAGACTCTTTTAGATTGCGTATTTTTATATCAAAGGCACCATACGTGTCTAATATTGTTTTCTGTTGACAAGTTTCTAAGATGCGTTCATTATTAAAAGCAAACACAACGGGTTGTCGGATATCACAAATTTCTTCTAATTTGGTTTTGGAAGGCAGTTCGATTTCATACAGTTCCAAATCATGACTCGTTTTTAAGTGAAAATGGACATGTAAATAAATGAAGAGTACCATGCAAAAAATTAAGATACTAAAGATTATATTCATAACTACTCTCTATTATTAGAAAAAATAGAGAGAAATAACACATAACCTAACCTAATCTAACCTAACCTAATCTAACCCAATCTAACCTATCCTAATCTAGCCTAATATAATAAGCCCGTTAATTTTCATCTTCATCACTCATTTTGGGTGCCAAATGAATTAACACGTAGCTGTCTTCTAGCAAATCATATTTCATCTTCATAGGTCTATCCTTAGTAAAGCCCATTGACATTTCTAAAGCCAATTTATTAAATTGACACATTAGGTGGATATGTTTCAAACTATAAGATTGGACCAGCGTTAGGCCTTCCGATATAGCATATTCCTTAATATCCTCGATATGCATATCCACTTTCATAGAACCGTCATTACCGGAAGATTTCATATCAATCTTATCTGCTTTAAAGGTGAGTGTCAGGGCCTCATCAAAAATCATCAACTGACTAATCAATTCGCAAAATGTTTTGGATTCAATGGTCAAATCAATATCTGTATCTATTATAACCGCCATATTCAATAAATCACCCTCGACATTAATGAGGGGTAATTCAAAGTACTTGCACATTTTTCCGCCCTTAAAACTAATATCCAGTTTATCCACGTTGTCTTTGGTATGAGAGAATTCCATGGTTTGATTGTCTTCGCGTGTATTCAATACCTTAAATAACATGCCGATATTTACACTAATGGAAGGCATATCGGTTTGTTCGTCGTATTCATAACTGGCAAACCAAGCTTTGGCTAAAGAGCATTCAAACAAAGCGCAATGACTATCATCCATGCATTGAATATACAGTCCAGTGGCCTTAAAATAAATTACTACATTTTCGGTAAATGGTTTCAAGTGGGAAAATATATTGGCTAATTTGAAAGTCTTGCGGGTATCTTCAATAATAAACTTCATTCTGTATAATGTGCTGTTGGTATAAAATATATTACTGTATATATTGTAAATCAATTTTTACACTATAATATAATATAATATATACAAAACACAAGTTTAATTCCTATTATACCGCCGTTGTTAATTACGGTTCTACCACCGCAAAGGTAATATTAGGTTCTTCTGGTGTAGTAGAAGCACATATAGGTTGGTCTTCGACCGGTATACTTGAACCAGTTTTAGTTTTCCCTTTCGGTGAAACTTTATTAACCAGTAGATACAGTTCCTTCATTTTAGTAGCCATTGTTACTATTTGACTTTCTAACTGTGAAATTTTTTTCATGTGTGTCTGTACGACTGTTTCTAACTGGTTAATTTTATCATTCGGTGCATTTTTTGCTGAAGCCTGTTCTTGTTTTATTAAAGCATATTCTTTTTTTAATAAATTAAAATCTTCTGTATGAACTAAACAATCTTTACTCGTTTGTCCCGAAACAACAGATGTACTATCCGTCTTTTCTAATTTCTGCAATCTTAATTCATGAGATTTTAATAACACTAATGGGTGAGGCAGAGGTTTAAAAGTAGAATTCGGTTTTTGTTGCATGTTTTGTTGCGTGTTTTTCTGTTGCATAGCCGGTTGACTGCCCGGCCGAAAATATGGTTGAGAGGGTGATTGGGGTGGTGGTGGCATAGGTTGTTTTTGTTGGCCATTAAACTTTACTTCATTTCCCGAACGTCTATTTTTGGCTGCGGATAAACTAGCTGTACCACTCATTATAAATTATAAATCTATTTTCTCATTAAGTTATTTTACGCATATAATATATAATATATAATATATAATATATTTATACTTATAATATATAATATTATATAATGACTGATAATCTACCCCACGAAGAATATCAATATATAAATCTTATCAAAAAAATTATTGCCGAAGGCTATTGGGAAACCGGTCGGAATGGTCGAACAAAAAGTATTTTTGGCTATTCCATGCGGTTCTCTCTACAAAATGGCAAACTACCCCTGCTTACAACAAAAAAAACGGCCTGGAAGACTTGTCTAAAGGAATTACTCTGGTTTATTCGGGGTGAAACAGATAATAAACTCTTGCAAGAGCAAGGTGTCCACATATGGGACGGTAATGCGACGAAAGATTTCATGGCCTCCCGTGGTTTAGACCATTATCCCGCAGGTGTTTTAGGTCCACTGTATGGTTATCAATGGCGCAATTTTAACGCCTCTTACGACAGTGCTACGGGCAAACCCAGCGAACATGCGAGCGGTATCGACCAGCTTCAGCAAATTATCACAGCCCTCAAAGACCCTGTCCAGCGCACCAGTCGGCGCCTGATTATGACCGCTTGGAACCCTTGTCAACTCGACGAAATGGCCCTACCACCGTGTCATATTTTGTGTCAGTTTAATGTGCATGATGGTAATAAATTGAGTTGTGCTTTATTTCAACGTTCACAGGATGTATGTTTAGGCGAAAGCTTTAATATTGCCTCCTATAGTTTTTTAACCCATCTTTTAGCCAAACACTGTGGTTTAGAAGCTTATGAATTTATCCATTTTATGGGGAATTGTCATATTTATGAAGAGCATTTGGAACCTATCAAACTTATTTTGGAGAGAACGCCTTTTGAATTTCCAACCTTAGACATATCTGCTCTAAAAGATAATATTAATGCTTATGAAGCTTCCGATTTTATTGTAACCAACTATAAAAGTCATGATGTCATTAAAATGCCAATGATAGCTTAAATTATTTATTATTACTTAAATTATTTATTATTACCTAAATTATTTATTATTACTTAAATTATTTATTATTACTTAAATTATTTATTATTAAGAAATAATAAATAATTTATACTATACTATATTTTATGCTATAAATTATGTTATATTTTATACTATATTTTATACTATATTTTTAAAAAGTTATATTTAATTTCTTTTTATAAATCATATAATGGAAAAAGTAAATGAAGCTATTAATGCAGATTCATCGACATCCTTAGGGTTTTTAAAATATGTTTTCAATTTTGATGAAGAAAACAAGAATAGTATGATGAATATGATACAATATACTATCTTATCAATTATTCCTGTCTTGATTACGCTACGCTTAATTAAACATATAATACCTGAAGAAGATGAAACCAAAGGTAGTTTAGAAATTGTCTTAGAAAGTGTCGGCCAAATCATATTAATTGTTTTAGCGATTTGGTTTACTAATAAAATTATTCGCTATATACCGACTTATAGTGGCGAACATTACGGCAAATTTAACGAGACAAATTTCATTATTCCGTTTATTATTATATTAGCTACCATGCAAACAAAACTTGGAGCCAAGTTGAATATTCTTATTGATAGGGTGGTTGATTTATGGCACGGGAAAAAAGAAGGCAATACCTCCCAACAAGGACAAGCCCAGGGTCAAGGCCAAGGCGGACAAAATACAGTACGCGTGACTCAACCTTTCGCCGGTCAACATCAAGTGAGCCAAGCGGATTATTTAGACCGCAGTCAGATTTTGCCGTCCAATCCGCAACTAACCGCTATGCCCCAACAACAACCCCGTACGGATTTTAATGGCATGTATCAAAATAACCCGACCCCCATGCCGGGCGCCATGCATCCGGGGGGCATTATAGAACCTATGGCAGCGAATGAAGGTATTGGCGGCTGGGGGAGTGCTTGGTAGGTACTTTTTAGTACTTTTTAGGAAAAAGTACAGCAAAAAAGTACTTTTTTAAAAAAAGTACAGCAAAAACGGTGCTTTTTAGGAGATGCTTTTTAGGTGTTTTTTTAGGTGATTCTTTTTAGATACTTTTTAGGTGTTTTTGGTATTTTTTGCTGTACTTTTTCCTAAAAAGTACCGTACTACGCTTCTAATTGGCTCTCATCGTTCGTCTCATCTTTAGCCGGACGTTTCTTCGCTGTAAAGGTGTATTTTTTGGAGGAAATGGACCATCTTTCCGAAATGCATGGCACCGTTTGATTATAGGTTAAACTAATGGTTTTAAATTGTTTATTACAATACTCCCGCAATTTATTATACTCCTCGACGCGTTCGAATACTTCTTTAACAAAAGAGTCACTCACATTTTTACTCTCTCTCAATTTCTCAAAGAGTTCTGCGCCCACGACGGTCAATAGCTCATATATGTGGAGCATTTCTGTCAATTTTTTCCGGAGGGCGTCATTCCTATAAATCGTTTTAGCTAGGTCTTCTTTAGTGATTTGTTTTAAAATATATTTACACCGTATTTCTTGAAATTCTGATAAGTCTCTCACTTTGGTTCGGACATGTTCTAAATCTATATGGGTTACGTGGGCTACAAACCGATGAATATCCCCCAGGAATGACCGCATTTCGGTGCCTTTATCGTGTATAAAGGTGCCGTAAGGTATTTTTTTCAAAATCTCATTATTGAAAACAAACCATGCACATAATCCCCCGCAAACGACATCACCAGGATTACGAGGCACCGCATTCGCCCCCGCGTGGTCGCGTTGATATTGATAAAAGTGGGGATTATGAATGACGCCATTATCTACTAAACCCGTATTCCAACTAAAGGCTTTGTGGCATTCGGGGCACCACATTTGGTCACACCCACTGATTTTCGAAATACGGGTCCCGCAGGTGGGGCAGGGTTTGGTCTCTTTTTTAATTAATTCGGCACTTTGCACGTTCTCTTCTTTGCAGGTATGTGGGTCATCTTTTTTATAACCGATGAGTTCGTGACATGTCGCACAAGTAAAGAGCGTACATAACTCACATTTATATTGCGTGGATAAATACCCTCGACAGTCATTATTCGGGCAAGGCATAATAAATTTCTTGCGTTCGCCGACGGCGACTTCTTTGCCGGTTTTTAAACGATTCAATAAGCCATAGGAATCGTATATTTGTTGTTGTATTTCACTGCACACTCTTTTAGCTTCTTTCAGTTGTTCGTTCAAATTGGTCGTGATGACTTTCTGTTGTTCTATAAGTTTATACCGCTCCGCAAAGTGCATGGTTTCGGGCATTTTACTAATTTCTCGGTCTAAGAGTAAAGTTCGGCGATGTAATTTATAGTCGGTGGTAATAAATGACCGATTTAAATGCAAGACAATAAAGTTTTCCGTCCAGACCTTCTTACACTGCATGCAATTCGGGTCCGTAGTTGTATTTAATAAATATGCGCGAATGCAGGTTTTACATGCGTTAAAATTACAATCGCCGTATTCGCAGGCAATTAATTTATGGTTACTATTATTATATTTCTCGGCGCAGACGGCACACTCTGTAGCTTCTTCGGCTGGTGCTTGTGCTGTTACAGTCATTATCACATTATCCGTATTCATTTTCTGTTATTTATATATCTTAATTATAAAAATAAATATAAATCAATTTTTAATTAAAATTGATTTAGAGAATGGGGTAGAATAATACATACAATAAACAGGCAAAGAATGGCTAGTGTATCCAACAACAAACAATACTCGTCTGACGAAGAATTCGACGATTATGAAGACTACGACGCACATCTCGGTAAATGTCGAAAACATATTAATAATGTCGCCGTGGCAAAAGGCACTACTAAAACCCAACCATCAAAAAATAAAATTATCCCGTTACCGAAAAAAAATATACAAAGTAAAGACGGCAAGCCCGTCGAAGCGAAGCCCGTTGAAGCGAAGCACGTTGAAGCGAAGCCCGTTGAAGCGAAGCACGTTGAAGCGAAGCACGTTGAAGCGAAGCACGTTGAAGCGAAGCACGTTGAAGCGAAGCACGTTGAAGCGAAGCACGTTGAAGCTAAGCCCGACAAATTTGAACGCAGAGTGGTAGACGATTGGGAGGACCTTTTATAAAACTACCTTTTTAAAAAAAGGTAGAGCCAAAAACATTACCTTTTATAAACCTATCTTTTTACACCTTTTAACATTTCAAACGCCGATTTTATTAAAAAATTGAAATGCTTTTTAATTTATAAAAGAAAAGCATCTTCTAAACAAACAATGGACACTATAACAATACAACACGCAGATTTAAAATGGGGCAAAAATCTTCATCCAGCAGACGGTGAAGGTCGTGTTGGAAAACAAGGTATAGACGCAAATTATACGTTAGATATGCTTAAAGTAATTGCCTACAGAATGCCTGAGAAACCAAATATTATAATCAAATCTGGAATAAATGCGAAGTGGTATATAAAAAAATGCCCTAATGATGAAATAATTAGAGAGATAGAGAATATGAGAAATTCTGTTTATTGTGAAAATGCGCGACGTTCTACAATGTATGTGTTATTAAATGTGATATAATAAAATCGGCGTTTTAAATGTGCGAAGGTGTAAAAAAGCTACAAGCGTAGCAGACTCGCCAAAAACATTACATTTAAAAAAGTACCTTTTTAAAAAAGGTACAGCCAAAAACATTACATTTAAAAAAGTACCTTTTTCAAAAAAGGTACAAGCGTTGCAAATACCTAAAGTCTCAGAAAATACAAAAATCTTCACGTCTTTCGGGCTTTTTTTCTACTATTCCGGACGGTACCACTGCCGGCTGTAGCTAAACTATGAGGTTTATAATAGACTAAAGCATTATCACTATTCAAACTACAACAGATTTGTTTTAGAGAGAAACGTTGATTGGGGGTAGGGGCAGGGGTAGGAGCAGGGGTAGGAGCAGGGGTAGGAGCAGGGGTAGGAGCAGGGGTAGGAGCAGGGGTGATGGTAAAAATTGTATCGTACCCCCCCACCCCCACCCCCTGCACACATGCATTCCTGGTGTAAAGCATTTCTCGGTTATTAATATTATCAATCCGTAATTCCAGATAAGGGCCAAACGGAATAGTAAAAGGAGCATTTATAAGCGCATATAAACTATAGGGGTTAGCAGTATAATAACTAATATTGTCTACACTGCCTTCCGGACATAAATCAGTTTTCAAAATGTTTACCGTCGGCTGAAGATTATTATAAAAACTAGTGATAATGTTTGTATTGTTATTTAGAGTAAAGGTGCCGTTAAATACCCCCCCACCCAAATAGTCCGGAATAGTAAAACTAATGAGATAAGTGGTAGTCATATATATATATACTTTTAGGAAAAGTATAGCAAAAAAATACTTTTTAATAAAAAGTATAGCAAAAAAATACTTTTAAATAAAAAGTATAGCAAAAAATACTTTTTAATAAAAAGTATAGCAAAAAAAATACTTTTAGGAAAAGTATAGCAAAAAAATACTTTTAGGAAAAGTATAGCAAAAGATTTAAATACTTTTAGTAAAAAGTATAGAAAAGATATAAATACTTTTCCTAAAAGTATTTATAATAATATGAATATTGAAAAACTCTTAAACGCGCTCGAAAATGAAAACAATGCCAGTGTCATTCAACTAAATTCTGCCAAAATCACCACAGCTAAACAGGATATTCTAAAAGAGCTTAATTTGCCTAAAGACCAGTTGCGAACTTTATTAAAACAATTAAAACAATATCGGCACGTAGATAATTTAGAAGATATACAATACGGCAGTTATATTCGCTGGATTTCTCTCAACAAAGACAGTATTAAATTAACCAATGGAGGAATTATATGTCATATGAAATCCATCGCCGACAATATTCATCTGGTGTGTAAAAACAGTTGGGGAAATCTCTTTCAACTAAACCTAACCGATAATATCATCTTTCAAAAGTTAAACGAACAAGAATTAGTTATTCTCTCGGCCCTAAAACATTTAGAAGAGTAAAATATTGTATCAAATATAGTATCAAATATGTAATTTCCTTACAGTTTTACTAAGTCTGCTCTGTCTGCTTTGTCTGCTTTGCTTGCTTTGTCTGCCTTGCTTGCTTTGCTTGCTTTGCTTGCCTTGCTTGCTTTGCAAAAACTTTGCGGATTTTTTACACGTAAACTTCTCAATTTTCAAATTTTTCCTAGTAAGTACACTATTTTTGCATACGGCTATCGCTTTGGTTTCTGTATTCTTTTTTTTATAATTATTAACGGTTTTAATACAGCGACATAACTTTTCTGCTAAAATCGCCTCGGCTTTACTTTTTATTATACCAACTTTCATACCCGCAATATCAATATTATAATATTTTAATATTGATTTATAGTCATTTAGGGACAAACGCATATGTATATATATACTTTTTAAGAAAAATATACTTTTTAAGAAAAAGTATTGCAAAAATATACTTTTTAAGAAAAAGTATTGCAAAAATATACTTTTTAAGAAAAAGTATTGCAAAAATATACTTTTGCAAAAAAATACTTTTGGAAAAAAATACTTTTGGAAAAAAATACTTTTGGGAAAAGTACAAATGCAATGGGTCTAGCAAAAACATACTTTTTCTTAAAAAGTATATTTTACACCTTTACATTAGTAAAGTCGTGGTAACTGC